AGGGACGACCTTAAGACCTGCGCAAACAGGGCAACCGGTATTACCACGCATCAAGGACCTTGCGACATGGAAAACACGGGCTTCAAACTCCTGCTTACAATCTGGGCATACGAACCACGCTTTCTTGTTGCTGCCTACAGATACTTCGCTGGGGGTGTATGTGTTCTTGGAACTCCACATAGCGGAAATCTTAGGACATTTGGTAGCCAAATCGTTGACGCCGGAAATGACATTCTTGGAATTGATGGTGTTGGCATTCATAGTAAACTCTCTTTCTCCTCGTATTTTCGAGGCTTGTGATAAATAAAAATGAGCGACTTGTAGTTACAGCGTCTTAAACTTACGGCAGCAACGCATCATGGTGCGGATACGAACCAAGTCAATCTCGATTGCCAATGCGTTGATGGCTTCGAAAAGTGCATAGACAGCCATTGCGGGAATCGCAACAAGTAAAATAATGATGGATTTAATGGTTTTCATTTCAAGCTCTCTTTCTCCGCATTTGCGCGGCCTTGCAACAAAAAAAGACAGGTCACCGATTGGTGCCTGTCTGAATTCTGTCAGATTATAAATGGTTGGTCGTGTTTTGTTATCTATCGTACAATACTCATTCTATACTGTTCGCAAACGCCGTCAAGACAACATTTCAAAAGAAAAAGCCGCCCCACCCCGAGAGGTGGAACGGCTGATGAGATTAGTGCTTGATGTAAAGCGAGGTGTCCCTGAACGGATTCAGGATACCAGGCTTATACTTGGTGCTGACATACTCAGCAATCTGAGCATCCGTCATACCGTTCAGTACATCGAGCCAGCATTCGGCGTTGATGCCCATGAGTCCGCCCATACCGAGCGCATTGTCGCAGCGTCTCATATCCTCAGCAAATGCTTCATGGTACGCGCAAGGCTCAGCAGCACGAGCAATACGATTAGTGTCGTACATGATGCCACCTCACCCGTTTACCATAGCTTTAAGCCCTGCTTCGTCCAGAACGGGAATCCCCAGAGCGTTGGCCTTATCAAGCTTAGAGCCTGCGGCTTCACCGGCGACCAGATAGCTGGTCTTCTTGGATACGCTGCCGGTCACCTTACCGCCGTGTGCTTCGATAAAGGTCTTAGCCTCTTCGCGGCTCATCGTGGGCAGGGTTCCGGTAATTACAAAGGTCTTACCGGAAAGCGATACAGCATCCTCAGCGGAACCGTTTGCGGATGCATTCGGTGCATGGTAATCGAGGTTGACGCCAGCCTTGTACAGTGCTGTGACCTCCTGCTTGAACATAGGGTCAGAGAGCATTGCATCCAGAGCGGCATAGATTGCATCAGAGAAACCGGGGATGTTACAATCCTTGATGTTATCCACATACAGGGCAGATAAACCGAGCAGGTTTCCGTCCGTTGCCTTGCACTGGGTAAACAGAGCACGAGCAACATGACCGCCAATAAGACGATAGCCAAGACCTTTAAGAACACGGTCTGCGTTCTGGGTCTTGGAGTTCTCGATGGCTGCGAGCAGCTTCTTAGCCGTCTTTTCACCGTACATGTCGATGAGTTCGGATTCTTCCTCATAAAGCCAGTACAGGTCTACGGGGTTGGAGATGAACCGACTATCGACCAGGTCCTGAATGATTTGCGGACCAAGCCCCTTAATGTCCATGCACGCCTTGGATGCGAAATGGATGATGCGGTTGACCGTCTTGGCAGGGCAGGAATCGTTCGTGCAATACAGGTCAACAGACCCGTTCACGGAAGCGATAGGCTCGCCACAGACAGGGCAAACCTGACTGGACATGTCATAGGGCACAGCATCTGCCGGACGCTTTTCCTTCTCAACCATCGTGATTTTCGGGATGATATCACCGGACTTATGCAGCACAATGGTATCGCCGATGCGGATGTCAAGATTTTTGATGAAATCCGCGTTGTTCAGCGTAGCACGTTCAACACGGGTTCCGGCTAACTGTACCGGGTCGAATTCCGCCACAGGAGTGACGCGGCCGGTACGACCCGTCTGCAACACGATACGGCGAAGAACCGTAGCCTTCTCCTCAGCGGGATACTTGAAAGCAATAGCCCATTTCGGAGTTTTGGTCCGCTCACCCATCTTCTTGCGGATGTCGATTTCGTCTACCTTGATGACAGTGCCATCAATGGGATAATCGATATCATAACGATGCTCCCCGATATCGCGGATAGCGGCGAGGATACTGTCGGTATCATTGCAATGCGCGTAGTAGGTGGTCTTGAAATCACAAACATCGCGCAGATAGTTAAGCTGGTCGCAGTGAGAGTCAGCAAACTCAGAGGAATCCTCCCCGTCATTGACACTCTGCACATTGAAAATGAACACTTTCAGGTTCCGCTCCTTTGCGACAGCCGGGTCAGACTGACGCAGCGTACCGGCAGCGCAGTTACGGGGATTGGCGAACAGCTTCTTCCCTGCTGCTTCCTGCTTGGCGTTGGTTGCTTCAAAGTCCTCTTCGCTCATGTAGCACTCGCCGCGCAATTCGATTTTCCAGATACCGTCCGGCATCTGGATATTGACAGGGATGCCAAGAACCTTGACATTGTCGGTAACATCTTCACCGATATGTCCGTCGCCGCGAG